AGAAGTACTGAATTGGATGGAAGGTATTTCTGGCCCAGAGTCAACCGACCAAACAAAAAGTTTACTTGCTGGGAATGGATATAAATCAGATATTATATTAACGATTACTAACTCTCATAAAAACCCGCATATACAGTTTACATTTAAAGATGCTTTCCCTACATCGTTAGGACAAATTGGTCTTGATGTAAATGTGCAAGATGTTTCTTACGCAACATGTTCTGTCACAATGAGATACGATACATTCGTAATGGAACAACTGTAAATAACTATTGACATTGACTTAAAACTATTGTATAATAGTAAAGTTAATAAAAGTTTGAGATAGATTATGGACACAAATGATATAGCAGCCCTTTGGGCAAAAGACTCACCAATCGACGAAACGAACTTGGTCGGTGAAAGTAAAAGAATTCCTCAACTTCATAGTAAGTACTATAATCTTTATTATAGAGAAGTCTTACGAGTAAAGAAACTCAAAGCTGAATATAAAGAACTTGAAATGGAGAAGCGTAATTATTACGACGGCTCAATGGATGAACTGACTTTAAAAGAAAAAGGTTGGAGACCATTTCAACGAAAGGTAATGAGACAGGATTTGGATAAACATATTCAATCTGATAAGGATATTATTAAATTAAGTCTTACCGTTGATTTTCATACCGCGAACGCAAACTATTTAGAGGATATAATTAAAACAATACATAGCAGAAACTTCGTAATAAAGAATATGATTGATATACTGAAGTTTCAATCTGGAGATTATTAGTGATTGGAGATTTATTTAGATGGTGGGCACCATCAGAGGACAAGCCCAAAGTAGTTGATGTAATGGCAGACGATGTTGACCCAAATGAGGTTACGATTGAGAATGCTTATAAGACAAGATGGATTTGGTATCATACAATATTAGCAATAGGTATCTTTTTCACAAACATATTATTAACAGCAATCTTAGTCATATTGGCAATTAAATTATGAAAATGGTAAAACTGTCAGATGGTAGAACAGTATCTGAATACGAAGCAAAGCTTACTATCTTTAATGCATATATGAAAATGCACGAGATGTTAGGTGTTCCTGTAAAACAAAAAGCACAGGCTTTTCGTGGAATTGTAGATATGGTTCCTGGATGGAAAGTTGTTGGTATTACAGCAGCTGCTTTAGAAATATTTAAAAAATTAGATTATAAGAGACCACCAGGTCGTGGAGAACTTGGAGTTAACCGAGCCCATAAATATAGTCGACTACATGTAGGTATTAAAATCTTTGAAGAGCCTATTACAAATTTTGAAAAGTTTTGGGAATATTGGGAAGAACACGACCAAACAGTATTAGCAACAGTGAATGAAAATTATTCAAAGGGACAAGAGGTCAGTGCACACGATGTTCCTGATGGTTTATTTGCTCCGTATGGATTTGCATATAGAGTTGATGAAGCTGAAGTTGAGTTCTTAAAAAGTTTATGAGTGAAAAAATAGAAATAGAATATATTAATTCGGTGTATATGCGCATCAAAGCAGATGCAGGTATGAAATCTGAATTGTCTGAGTTCTTTGCCTTCAAACCTGAAGGTTATCAATTTAGTCCAAAATATAAATCAAGAGTATGGGATGGAACGATTCGTTTGTTTCAACCTATGAGACCTGTTCTATATGTTGGTTTATTTCAACATTTGAAAAAGTTCTGCGAACAGCGTGATTATATTTTAGATGCTCCGCCTGAGATTGGTGAACAAGAAATTATTGAACCCGGTTACATTGAAGAACTTGCAGAATCTATTAATTGTAAATATAAACCTCGTGACTATCAAATAGAATATATTGAAAACGCATTAAAGAATCGTAGGTCTTTATCACTATCTCCGACTTCGTCAGGCAAGTCGTTAATCATTTATTTAATTCAGCAGCACTATTATCAAACATTTGGTTTGCGAACATTGATTATTGTTCCGACCATTTCATTAGTGCATCAAATGTCAGGTGACTTTGTAGATTATGGTTGTGAAGACGACATATATACAATTCAGGGTGGAGTTGATAAAAACACAAAAGCTCCTATCGTTATTTCTACATGGCAGTCATTAATTAAACAACCTAAAGATTGGTTCCGTCAGTTTGGTGTTGTGATGGGTGATGAAGCTCATACATTCCAAGCAAAGTCTTTAACAAAAATTATGCACAACCTCGAAGATTGCCAATATCGTCATGGATTTACAGGTACTCTTAAATCGGCCGAAAGTAAAACTCATAGGCTTGTTCTTGAAGGTTGTTTTGGAGATGTTAAGAAGGTTGTATCCACAAAGAAACTTATTGATGAAGGTACTGTTGCTAACTTTGAAGTAAAGGCAATTGTATTAAATCATAGTAACGAAGCTAAGGCTGCGTTCAAAAAAGCAATGGGACAAGTAAAAGAATCGGTTCGTAAGTGGCCTGCTGAACGTGAGTTCATTGTTAACCACGAAAAGAGAAACAATTTTATTCGTAATCTTGTATGGTCATTAAAAGACCAAAACAATCTAATTCTATTTGACCTTGTTGAGAAACATGGAAAGGTGTTAGCACCAATGTTAGAAAAAGAAGGTCGAGAGTTACATTTTATATACGGTAATACAAAGGGAGAAGAACGTGAACGCATACGACATTTGGTCGAGAACGATCCTGATAAGAAACACAATATACTTGCATCCTATGGAGTATTTAGTACTGGTGTTAATATTAGGCGACTTGATAACGTAATCTTTGCTTCATCTTCGAAGTCTGAGATTAAAGTATTACAATCAATTGGTAGAAGTTTGCGTAAAGCGGAGGACTCGCAGAATGCGGTCCTCTATGATATCGCTGATGATTTATCTGTGGGGAGTTTTGAGAACTATACCTTAAAACATTTTAAACAGAGAATTGAAATTTATTCTACTGAGGAGTTCCCATTTAAAATATTTACTGTTGATATCTAACTTTAATATACCTTAAAGCCGATAGACTTATTATACAAGGAGTTCGGAGACTTGTCAATAGAAAAAATGAAAATAAATGAAAAAAGTTTAATTAATTTAAGAAATGTCAACTTTCTATTGACATGTTAACTAAATTAGAGTATAATAACTATTCAAATTATAACAAGGAGACTAGCTTGAAATGGCTAAGAAAAGAAACTACGTAAACAATAAAGATCTCCTTGCCGCATTAATCGACTATCGAGAGAAATGCGCTGAGGCAGAAGAATGTGGAGAAAAGAGTCCACAAGTACCCGATTATATCGGTAAATGTATTATGATGATTGCGCAAAGATTGGCAACAAGACCAAACTTCAGCGGTTATATGTATAAGGAAGAAATGATTTCTGATGGAATTGAAAACTGCCTACAATATATACATAACTTCAACCCAGACAAATCGCAAAACCCATTTGCATATTTTACGCAAATTATTTGGTATGCATTCTTACGAAGAATCTCTAAAGAGAAAAAGCAAATGTATATCAAGTTCAAAGCATCTCAAAGACAAATGCATGAAAACGAAGTGTATGACTCTATGGGACAAGAGGTAACTGGCAATCAGCTACCTGACTACATTAACGAATTCATTGATGACTTCGAAAATAAACTAAAGAAAAAATAAGGACGTAATGAAAGTATTAGTTTTTGGCCTACCAGGCTCAGGGAAAAGTACGTTAGCAGAACCACTCGCAGAAGTGGTAGAAGGTGTTTGGATTAACGCAGACACAGTAAGAGAAAAATATAATGATTGGGACTTCAGTGTTGAAGGAAGAATGAGGCAAGCAGCTCGTATGAGACATCTTGCGGATGGAGTAAGTATGGCAGGTAAGATTGCTATTACTGATTTCGTTTGTCCGTTTCAGAAAGCTCGTGATGAGTTTGAACCTGATTATGTTATTTGGATGAATACAATAACAGAAGGTAGATTTGAAGATACGAACAAAGCCTTTGAGACACCTGATGTAGAGAGTGTTGATTATATTGTAGATTCATTCAGACCTCAAGAAGAATTAAAGTTAGAACCAATTTTAGAAAAGGCTTTTAGAAAATGGCAGAATTAGAAAAGAAACGTCATTTAGCAAAAGCAGTTACATGGAGAATCATCGCATCAACCGTTACCGCACTCATTGCATTATATTTTGGTTTACCTCAAAAAGCAGTAGGCGCAGTCTTTGTTGCTGATTTGGTGATAAAGTTTTTCTTATATTATGGTCATGAAAGGTTATGGTATAAGTATATAAAATTTGGAGTTAAGTAATGTTTGATATGGAAAACGCATTCGATTTTAAAAAACCAACAGTGCAAATGTTAGGAAGATGGCAACCTTGGCATGACGGCCACACAAAATTATTTGAAAAGGCCTTGACATTGACGGGTCAAGTTGTTATAATGGTACGTGAAGTATATGGATTTGAAGGTGATGCAGGCGCAGGACGTACTGCAGACCAATCTGATAATCCTTTTGGAGAGATTGCTGTTATTGATGGTATTAAGAAAGGTTTAGGTGAAGCGGGCTACGAAGAAGGTCGCGAATATTTTATTATGGCCGTTCCTAATATCGTTGATATCAGTTATGGTCGTGGTGTAGGTTATACATTTACAGAACACGATCTTGGAGAAGATGTACACTCAATCTCTGCAACTAAGATTCGCGAACAAATGAGAGAAGAAGGTAAATTATGAAATTAGTAAAAAGCACGGACCCAATCTTATCAAAAGAATTAGCCGATGTTGATTTGAAGAACCCTGGGTTTGACCCAAAAGAACTTAAAGAGAAAATGGTAGAACTTATGGTTTCTAAACGAGGCCTAGGTCTGTCTGCTTGTCAAGTTGGTCTTGACTATAAGGTGTTTATCATTGGAGAGAACAAAGAAAATTGTATGATGTTCATTAATCCTGAAGTCATTTCAGTATCAGAAGAAACTGAATTGGATGTCGAGGGTTGTTTAAGTTTCCCTGATATGTTTGTTAAAATGGCAAGACCTAATCTTGTTGAAGCAAAATGGTATGATGAAGAAATGAAAGAACAAAGTGGTTCCTTTGAAGGTTATACCGCAAGATGTTTCTTACATGAATTTGACCACTTATATGGAGTTCTATATAAGGATAAAGTATCTCGACTTAAGTGGGATCGTGCAAAACAAAAGAAAGACAAAATTACAAAACAACGAAACAAGCTAATGGCTTATTTACAATCTGCTCAATCTACAATTAATCAAGTTGAGTTAAGAGGCCAAGAAGTAGCAGCCGAGGATTAATATGAAAATTGCGATTGTGACCGATATTCACATCGGTGCCCGTGGTGACAGCAAAGTATTCCACGAAGTCCAAAGAAAATTTTTTGAAGAAGTATTCTTTCCATACATTGACGAACACAACATTACAACTGTGTTTGACCTTGGAGATACATTTGATAGAAGAAAATATATAAATTACGTATCTCTACAAAAAGGTAAAGAGTTCCTATTTGATAATTTAGCAAAACGTAACATTGACTTTCATGCGTTGATTGGAAACCATGATACCTATTATGTAAATAGTAATGACGTCAATAGTATGAATCTTCTAACGAAGGAGTATCCACAATTTAACTTGTACCAAGACAAAGCAAAACATCTTGAGATTGGTTCAACCAAATTCTGCATGCTTCCTTGGATTAATAAAGAAAACGCTGAAGAGAATCTAAAATTTGTATCTGAATCTGATGCTCATATATTGATGGGTCATTTGGAAGTAAAAGGTTTCGAGATGATGAAAGGTGCTTTATGTACTCATGGTCTTGATATGAATGTATTTAAGAATTTTGAATCTGCATTCTCTGGACACTTTCACCATCCTTCAAGATATGGCAATGTCGAGTACCTTGGTGCACCATACGAAATGACTTGGTCTGATTATAAAGGTAGTCGAGGTTTCCATGTATTTGATACTGAAACACGAGAGATGATTAAAATTGAAAATCCAAATCGTGTATTCTATAAAGTATTTTATGATGACGCTGAATGGACAGTTGATACTGTTGCTAATTATGATGTTGACCAATATAAAGATACCTATGTTAAGGTCATTGTTCAAAATAGAACTAATGCTTATCTTTATGATATGTTTATGGGTCGTATGTCAGAATGCGGAGCAGTTGATGTTCGAGCAGTTGACGATCATATGAATTTGGATGCAGAAGGTGTTGACGAAATACTTGATGAAACAAAAGACACAACTGAAATCTTATCTCAATATATTGATGGCCTTGAAACCACAGTTGATAAAGGTAAGGTCAAATCTTTAGTTGATGAATTATACCACGAGGCACTTAGTTTATAATGCGAATTAATTTTGAGAAGGTAAAATATAAAAACATACTATCCACAGGAAATAACTTTACAACAATTGAACTTAATCAAGTACCTAGTACATTAATTGCTGGGTCAAATGGTTCAGGTAAAAGTACATTGCTTGATGCAATTGTATTTGGCTTATATGGTCGACCTTTCCGTAATATTAATAAGCAGCAGCTTGTTAACTCTATTAATAATAAAGAACTCATTGTAGAATTATACTTTAACGCCGGTGGTGATAAGTATATGATTCGCCGTGGTATCAAACCTAATATCTTTGAGATTTGGAAGAATGGTGCAATGATTAATCAAGATGCATCAGTCCGTGACTATCAAGAGTTCCTTGAATCTAATATTCTAGGTATCAACTTTAAAGCATTCAATCAAATCGTAGTACTTGGTTCTGCTACTTATATTCCTTTTATGGAATTGCGTGCATATCAACGTCGTGAGATTATTGAAGACCTACTTGATATTGGAGTGTTCTCTGTTATGGGTACATTGGCAAAAGATCGTATGTCAAGTATTAAGACTGAAATCAACGACAACAAGTATGAAATTGAAATCATAGAGAACAATATACAATCTGCTGAAGAAAACAACGAAGAGATTCGTAAACTGAAAACGGTTGAAGTCGATAAGATTAAAGAAAAGATGTCTGGTCATATTGATGATATTGAAGAAAAGAATGGTCGTATTGATACTCAAGATGAAATACTTAAAGTACTCTACGATGATATATCTGATAAGCCTGACGAAAAGAAAGCTTTCGGTGAAGCAACTGAACAGAGAGCAGATCTTGAAAGAAATCGTGTTGCGTTTGATAAGGAACTATCTTTCTATGAACACAATGACGATTGCCCAACGTGTAAACAAGGTATTGCTCATGATTTCAAACAAGAACAGATTATGGACAAGAATCAACAAAAAGCTCGTATTGAAAAAGGTTTAGTTGATATCGCAAGTGTAATACAAAAACATCAAGACCGCCTTGGTTCTATTTCAAAGATTGAAGACCAAATCCAGGAAATCAACTTTAAGATATCTGAAATCCGCGCTGAGATTAAAATGTCGAAGAACGCGTTAGTTACATACAAGAAAGACTTGGACAATGCTCAGAAAGAGGTTGATGAAGTTGATACAAGTAAGCTTGACAAACTACAAAAGAAATTAGAAAAGCAAGTAGAGGTACGAACAACATTGCTTGATGAACACGAGGTACTTAATATTGTTCAAACAATTTTGAGAGATGGCGGTATCAAAGCAA